GGTCCCACAGCTCCTCCGACACGATGGCCGGGATGGACGGGTCGGGGTACATCACCCACTCGCTCTCGTCCAGGAAGATCTTCCGTTTGCTGCGGTAGTCCACCGTCTGGGACTTGTTAGCGCAGTACCAGCCCTTGTACTTGGGGTTGCAGAGGATGTGCCGGATGGTCAGAACGTTGAATGCCCCTCCCTTCCGGCTGGTGAAGCCCTCGTCCAGTAAGGTCTGAGAGATGCGGCGGATGCCCATCTGCCGGTTGGCGTAGAGGTCGAAGATCCGCCGCACCACCTGGGCTTCCTCCTCGTTGATAGAGAGCACGCAATCCTTTTTATCGTACCCCCACAGCTTGTCATTCCCCAGCACATGACCGTTCTTGATCGCCTGCCGGAAGCCGAACTTCAGCCTCTCGGACAGCTTGCGCACCTCGTCCTGAGCCACCCCAGCCATGACCACCAGCCGAAACTCGCTGTCGCTGTCCAGGGTGTTGATGTTGTCGTTTTGGAACAGCACTCCCACGTCGTGCTCCAGCAATTCCTGAGTATATTTGATGCTGTCCAGGGTGGAACGGGAAAAGCGGGATATCTCCTTGGTGATGATGAAGTCAAACCGCCCCGCTTTGGCGTCCGCTATCATCCGTAAGAAGCTATCCCGCTTTTTGGTGCTTGTGCCGCTGATGCCCTCGTCGATGTACCCTGGGATGAACGTCCAGTTAGGTTTTGACTGAATCAGCTCTGTGTAATACTGCACCTGATTTTCCAGGCTGTTGATCTGCTCGTCCTTATCGGTAGAGACTCGTGCGTAGAAGGTCACCCTCAGGGGCAGGTCGAAAATTGTCTTGCCATTACGCATCTCATTGCGTATCCTGAGTACATTCATGTCCGCTCGCCTCCTCTGTCAAGCACACAGGATACCGGAAAAATGGGGGAATATCCATCACGGAATGTACCAAATCCACCGCGTTCAAATAGGTGGTTTTTGACAAAAGGCCGCGGGTATAGAGCGTATCCAAAAGGACGCTGACCAGTTCTCGCTGTGCGCTTTCCAATTTGCATCACCTCAGTTCATGGATATGTTTGGGGAATGAAAAAATTCCGGCCAGATCTCCCGGCCGGAATTTCGTGAAGGATCCTCTGTGGATTTGAGCAGCCGCCGTGCCGAATGTTGTTGCAGAACTTCCCATACAGCGTTACAATGCAAGTAAGCAAACGAAGATATGGAGGGTATCTGTCATGAAAAAGCTGCAATTCAACGCCCCTGTCATTCTCGGGTTCTTCTTTGTTTCCCTGCTGTCCCTCGTTCTCGGTTTTCTCACGTCCGGAGCATCTACAACGGCAGCCTTCTCCGTCTACCGCGCCTCCCTGCTGGATCCTCTCACCTATGTCCGCTTTTTCGGACATATCTTCGGACACGCCAGTCTGACACATTTCTCCAGTAATATGCTGCTGCTTCTGGTTGTGGGACCGCCGCTTGAGAAATTATACGGGAGTAAGACAATCGCTCTCGGAATCATGGCTGCCGCATTGATCACCGGGATTCTGCATTTCGTTTTCTTCCCCCATACGATCCTTCTGGGAGCCAGCGGGATCGTGTTCATGCTCATCATGCTGTCGTCCTTTTCCGGGGCGAAGACGGGGCAGATCCCCGTTACTCTGATTCTGGTGGCGCTCATGTATCTTGGGCAGGAGGTGTACTCCATCTTCTTCATACGGGATAATGTTGCAAACCTTATCCATATCGTCGGCGGTATCTGCGGGATCGGAATGGGCCTGCAATTAAGAGGAAAGGCGTGAATTGAAATTGCAGGCAGCTTACCCCCCAACCGGCGAAAGCTGGTTGGGGGGCTGTTTTAAGGATTATTGAGTCTTATCTGCGTATGCGCTAAGCTTGCTTCCGATTCATCCTGCTCATCGCCTCCACTATTCCCTATGACGCCGGTACGCTGGGATTGTAGCTCATGCAGCTGCGCCTACCGCAGAGGATAGCGCGTCTTTTTGTTATAGAGCGACAGCATGACCTCCGCATAACCCATGGAACCCATTTTGCGCTCCCGCGCACTGCGGCTGATTTCGCGGGAAGAAAATTTCCCGACCTTTTCCTGAAACAGATCGTCCCGCAGGCTGTCGCCAAAGGCGGTGACCAGAAGCGCGATCCCTTTGATGATGTTGGCGGTCAGCGAATCCGGTTCACCCTCCCAGGAGGCAACGCAGAGCCGCAAAGTGCGATCCAGGGTATTGAGGCCATACCGGTGATAAATGGATTCTATCGTGGAGATGGCGCACAAGCAGTTTGGCCCTTTGCTGGAGGACAGCCGCAGCCGGTAGGACTCCACCAGACTTTTCATCAGAATCTGGTCATCGTTGCCCGCCTCAATATTTGCCATAAAGATCTCATAGGGCATCAGCGGCTTTACAAATTTCTGCTGCTTGGCAAAGGTATCCGCCTCCTCCGCGTAATCCATCCCATCATACACCATACACCAGACGGGCGTGTCCCTGGAGCCGGACACAGAAGCCACGATCTCAATGGTGTGTTGTCCGTTAAAAACGTAGTTGATCCCGTCCCGCCGGCTGACCTTGACCGGGTTGATCTGACGCACGTCAAAATGCCCGGCGGTCTTCTGTATATGGGCAATAGAGAGGTTGCGCTGATATGTCTGATTGGAAACCAGATTTTTAATGGGAATTTTCTCAAAATGTACATCAGGAACAAAATCACTGTAGTCCGCCATGGTCACCCTTCTTTCTTTATGGCATGGAGGAGCGCCTCCACCTCGTTTTTCAGTTGGATCAGCTCTTTCCGAGCGGCCTGCTTTGCACCGATGGATACCGCACGGAAATCTATGGATTGATTTGTCCGCCGCATGGAGCTGACCCAAGCGGGAATCGTTAATGTCAGACTGGCGATTTCCGCATCCGGATCATAGCAGGGCATATCCTTGACGGAAACTGCCGGTGGAGTAGGGGTAACAGCGGCACTTCGTTTTTTTGCGGGAAGAAGTTCGCACAGGAGATCACGTTTGCCCAGGTTCTCCGCTTTGCCGCAGAGCAGATCGTTTAATTTCCGTATTTCTTCCGGCGTTTTATGGGGCAGCTCCATAACATGGTCAACTGTCAGCCACAGCTGTCCGGACAGCATCCCCTCTGCCAGATCCGGCGCAGCGGCACGGACAATGTCAATCGCTTTCATATAGGCGGCGTATCGTTCTACGGTTTCCTGTCGGATATGGTATAACTTCCCAAGCCGCTCTCGTATCCGGATCGGCGTGGCTTCATATCTGGATGTGTTGACAGATGATATACGGCAATTTCTTGCAGGAGGTGTGGAGGCCGCGTAATGGGCGCCCAGCAGCTTCAAGGCGAGGTATTGCCGTCCGATCAGATAGCGTCTCATAGCATCGGTGAGATCCGTCCGCTGGAGCTGATTGCGGCAAATCCAGTCGATCACTTCCTCGCTGTTTCTGGCAGAGCAGTGTACAATGCGGAATGGGATGTGCAGGCGATGAAATATCTCATACCGGTCATAATCCACCAACAGCCGCCTGCTCCAGACATATATCGGTTCTCCGCAGCCAAAACGGATGATTTGTTCCTCCATGCGCTTTACCACATCCTCTCCGGACGGCTGTACCATCTGCCGGTATTCCTCCCGGAGCTTCAAGGTGTACAGTTTTCTGATGCCGGACTCTGCCAAATTCCGTTCTCCCCTTTCTCTTCATGAATTGCCGGTGCATCCCGCGTGACGACAGGCGTCTCCAACTCAATAACAACAACTTCCTCAAAAACGTGGACCAGCGGTTCCAGGCGGCGCTCTAAGGCAGGCGTACCAAATTGGTCCCGCCAATCAACGGGAAAGCGCGGCATATACCGCCGTGTTGCATCCCCATCGTAAAGGAACGCCTCCGCCGACCGCAGATCAAACGCCAGCAGCTGCTCCCCGTTTTCACGCAGATGCTTTCCTGTCAGCCGGTACCGGCAATCGGGATTCCAGTCCATGAGCGCATAAATTTTCGCAGAAAACAGCGGACAGGACAGCTGCCGGGGCTTCCGTTTTCCGCCGCCGGAGGAGCACCACGGCAGCGCGTCCAGGACTCCCTCCTGACTGGGATACAGCGTAAACGTCTTCGTGCTGCTGTTTACCAAAATCTGTACATAGTCCGTCTCATGAAATTTTTTCAGGCACACACTGTTGACCCACATTTTCAGCCTGCCAAAAGAAAGAACCGGCTCAGAGCTTTGAGAAAAGAACTGGCTGCGGACAACTTCAAAACCGGAAGCCGGTAAAATGCCGCTCTCCTCCGGCGGCAGGCATCTTTCATTCTTCATCTGCCGCCCCCTTCCTCCGAACCTGTGGAATCAGATTTTGAATACCATCCGCAACCGCACTGCATTTCATATAATTCCGATCACCACTCCCGGCAGGCGGATTTGCGGGGGCCATGAGCCGCCAGTCCCCACAGCCACCCATACCGGCAGGTTCCCGCGCCTGGCAGTGGGCATACCATCCGCTTCCGGCCGAATCCACCCATGACGGCGGGAACGCGGCGACAGCCCGCCGGGCGGCGATGCGAAACAATTTGTATCCGACATTCCCCAATATCCTGTCAGGGATTAATATTTCGGCATCTCCCCAGCGGAACAGGAGAGCCGCGCCGTCTTCGCCGCGGCGGTACATGCCTTTGATGCAGTATTTGTACTCCGCGTTCCAGCCGAACATCTGGTATAGCGTAGGAATGAAAGCCGCGCCGCTGATTGTCCTGGGCATCCGCCTGCCGGTTCCATCCAGACGCGCCCAGCGCAAGCTATGCCGCGCCGTTTCTTCCACAGGCCGGACCGCCAGCATTTTTTTGCCGGGATGAACGAGCATTTCCACGAACCTGATCTCGCTGAGCTTTTGGATACACGCCGGGTTGAAATGGACTCCTTCCGTGGAAAAGGTAACACAGGGCACACCGGTGATTTGAAAGAATTGAGCCCGGACCACCTCAAATCCCCGCAGATCAAAATCACCGGGCTGCGCCTCGATGCTGCCGGGTTCAACGTCTGCGGAAGGTTCACAGGCGCGCAGGGACGCTTCCCGGTAGTCCTCCGCGTCAAATCCGGCCCAGCGCGGATTCACCGCAGCAAAGCCTCGCAGCACTCCTTCCGTTACGGTGTGAATCTCCGGCAGAATGCCCCTGCCGCCGTATTTGGCGTTGCTGAGCAGCTTCTGTACCGCAAAGTAGTCCTCCGGCGCGATGATCGGCTCATGCTGGTCCTCCGCAAAATAGCTGAGGCGGTCCCCACGGTTTTTCCGGGACTTGTGATTCAGGTAATTGGGCGTGAAGGTTTTTCTCGCCCTGACGGCTCCGCAATGGCGCTCATTTCGCAGGACTCCGAGAACGCTGCCGGCAGACCATACCGTATTTCCCCCTTTTGTCCGGCAGCCTAACTGCGTGAGTGTGTCCGCGATTTGTTGGCAGGTGTATCCGTAGAGATATAAAAAGAAAATCAGCCGGACAATTTTTGCTTCGTGTTCGTTGATGACCAGGCTTCCCTCTTCATTCCGGTCATATCCGAGAAGCGGCGGCGTGAGGAATATCCCGCTCCCGAAGCGCATTTCGATGGAGGCATTCATAGCGTTGCTCTTAATGCGGGACTCCTCCTGTGCAATGCCGGAAAACATCATCAGCTGCATTTCGCCCTGCATTTTCAGCGTAAACAGGTTTTCACTCTCAAAGCGCACACCTACCGGTGGATTTAACTCCATCAGTTCCCGGACGATCTGCCCACAGTCCACATAGTTGCGGGCAAAGCGGGAGATGCTTTTCGTCAGGATCAGGTCAATTTTTCCGGCCTTGCAGTCCTCGATCATTCGGTTGAACTCTTTGCGCTTCTGCGTGCTTGTCCCGCTTAAGCCCTCGTCGGCATAGATCGAGACAAGCGTCCAGTTGGGATGCTTCTGAACCTGGCTTTCGTAGTAATTCTTTTGCAGCTCATAAGAGGAGGTTTGCCGGGGATCTCCTGTTGAGACACGCGCATAGACCGCCACCCGCTTGGGCGTACTGTCATCATCAAAATCCGGCTGCGATACTGTCACGGGGATAACATGGATTTTTTCCGGATCTATCCCCTGGTATCGGTGGCGGATTTTGGCCTTTTGCTGCTGAATGCTCTCTTGCCTGTGTTCATTTTCATTCACAAATGGTCACCTCCAGGACTTTTTCTTCAGTATAGGATACTTTCTCGGTAAATGGAAATAACCACAGGGATACCGGTATCCCTGTGGTTATTGGAACAACAGAATTTCTCATATTTTTTGACATATCTGCGCCATCGCTTATCGTTTGGTAAAATTTTCTCCTAATCTAAATGAAGGCGAGGTAGAAAACATGTTACTAAGTTACAAGCGGATTGGGCAAAGGATACGCGCTATGCGAAAGGTACAGAAGTTGACGCAGGCGGAGCTGGCAGAATGTGCAAACCTCTCGGTTCCCTACATCAGTCACATCGAAAATGGAATCAAGCAGTCCAGCTTGCAAGCCGTTGTCAATATTGCGGAAGCCCTTGGGTGTACGGCAGATAAGCTGCTCTATGAAAGCTGGCAGGATTGCCGCATGGACTGGCATCCGGAATTGGCAGAACTGCTGTCCGACTGCACTGCGGCTGAACAGCAGTTTTTGCTTGAAGTCCTCAGTGCGGTCAAGCACTTCGTCAAAGCACAGGCAGACGGCTGACAGAACAACGTGCTAAAAAATGAGCGGCAGCGTTTTCTGCCGCTGCCGCTCATTCTTGTACTGCTTTCTCCGCTGATAAATCAATTTCTAAGTGAACGGAAATTTTCAAAGCGTGATTCAAATATTCATCAGGGTTGTATTCCGGTGCGTAGGGAGGCAGGAGGAACACCTCCATCTTCTCCTTGTTCTTCTCCAGCCAGGCCGCAGCAAACTTGCCGTGATGCACCTTCAGATTA